GATGCTGATTTCAACAACTGCGAAAAAGACTATGTCAAAGCTGATGGTGGTAAAGGTTTTATTACAATGGGTGTTGATGTTGGAAAGTTCCTACATTATGAGATTGATTCTTGGAGTGTAAATAATGTGGCAAGCACTGATTTGAGCATCATGGCTCGTCCACATATGATTACAGAAGGAATAGTTGTTGATTTTGAAGAACTAGATATACTGATGAAAAGATATAATATATCATTCTGTGTTATTGACGCAAATCCAGAGAGGCGTAAAGCCTCGGAATTTGCCAGGCGTTTCCGTGGACGAGTGCGTATGTGCTTCTATGGTAGTGCAGCTAAAGGTAAAGAGATAACTGTACATACAGAAGACGAGGCCACAATCACTGTTGATAGAACATCATGGCTTGATCTTTCTATTGGACGTTTCAAGAATGCTTCGATAACAGTTCCTAAGGATTTGTCTCTCGAATATAAAAAACACATCAAAGCCCTCGTCCGTATTTATGAAAAGGATTCACTTGGAAATCATGTTGGACGTTATGTTAATAGTGGTGATGACCATTTCGGCCATGCTCGTAACTATGCTGAAATAGCTTTACCGCTTGGTGCTCAGTTAGGACAATCACAAAATGTATCTGGAGTCATGTAATGTCGAACATTAAAGATATCGTTCATCCTGAGTACGCAACGAATATCACTCTGTGGAATAAGTACAGGGCGGCATTCAAGGGTGGCTGGGATTTCATTGATGAATACCTTGTCAAGTACAGTATTCGTGAGGATGTTACTGAGTTCGAGCGTAGAAAGCTCATGACTTACTGTCCAGCCCATGCCAAAGCTGCTGTAATCGACATCAAGAACTCAATCAATCATAGACTCCCGGATATCATTCGTACTGGTGGCCCAAAATCATACACAGAAGCTATTGAAGGAAATAACGGTATTGGTGTTGATCGCAAGGGCGGATCAATGACTGGTTTCATTGGTCGCAGAGTGTTGCCAGAACTCCTTAGTATGGGTTCTGTTGGTGTGTATGTTGATCGCTTCCCGATGGATGACACAATGACACTCGCACAGAAGCAAGGTATGTCACCATATCTTTACACATATCGTGTCGAGGATATTCGCTCGTATGCTACTGATTACGCAGGTAACTACACATCGTTGTTGCTGCGTGATACTGTATATGACAAGGATGACGATACTGGACTCATTGAACGCGAGAAGAAACAATTTAGATTGTTGCGACTTACGAATAATGGTGTTACCGTCACACTGTATGACGATAATGGTGCCGAAATCACTTCTGTTGACCTTAAGTTGAAGTACATACCTTTCGTTAAATTTGAAATCTCAAATAGTCTTCTTACTGATGTGGCTGATTACCAAACAGCCCTTTTGAATCTTGCTTCGTCTGATATGGATTACGCTGTTAAGAGTAATTTTCCGTTCTATACCGAGCAGTATAATCCTGGTGTAGAATTGCTAGCACAGATACCTCAAGCAGAAGGTGATGGGACGGCGGCTACAGCAAATAAGGCCAAAGATCATGAAGTAAAGATGGGTGTTACACAGGGTCGTCGGTACCCGAAAGATCTTGATCGCCCAGGTTTCATTCATCCTTCTTCTGAGCCTCTCGAAGCTAGTATGAAGAAGCAAGAGAATCTGCAAAAAGAAATCAGAATGCTGGTTAATCTTTCTCTGATGAATCTTGATCCTAATAGGGCTTCTGAAAAAAGCCACGAGATGGATAATCAAGGTCTGGAATCAGGACTGTCGTATATTGGTACAGAACTTGAAACTGGTGAGAGGTTCATCAGCAAGATCTGGTCTGATTATGAAAAGACCAAGGATATTTCAAGCATACAGTATCCTACTAAGTACAGCCTTTTGTCTGATTCCCAACGTCGTGCAGAGGCAAAAGAACTGCGTGAAGAACTTCCTAAAATACCTTCAATAACGTATCAAAAATCAATCGCAAAACGTATTGCTACTGTAATGCTAAGTGCAAAAGTCAAACAAGAAGTATTGGAAAAGATTTATTCCGAGATTGATTCCGCTAGTGTTGTTGTTACTGATCCACAAATCATAAAGGACGATCATGAAGCAGGATTTGTCGGAACAGACCTTGCCAGCAAAATCAGAGGTTATCCTGACGGAGAAGTTGAGAAGGCTAAAGCAGATCACGCTGAGAGAGCCGCAAGAATCGCTTTGGCACAAAGTAAGGTTACTGAAAATGCTGGAGCAAGAGGGCTCGACGACCTCGAAGCGGGAGACTCTGCTGGTAATGAGAAGAAAGTGTCTCAGGATGCTTCTTTGGATGATCAAGGCAAGAAAAAAGTACGAGGTAAAGCAGCAGTAGCAGGAGATGACAATGAGTAATTATGCTTCAACAACTGTTGTGGATACTTATGCTACTACGCGTTTGAACGTAGCTGGTTGGACGGCCGCATCTGCTGGTGAAAAGACGGCTGCTGTCACGATGGCTACCAAAATCATCGACCTTTTGAACTACGCTGGAGACAAGGCTTCTGACACACAAGATAATCAGTTCCCACGTGGTGATGACACTGATGTTCCTCAAGATATTATTGATGCCGCATGTGAAATTGCTATCGCGCTCGCCGACGGTATTGACCCTGATCAAGAATTTGAAAACCTGGCTATGGTATCCCAAGGATACGCCAATATACGCACAACGTATAATCGTGTTCAGCCTCCTGAACATATTGTTCATGGTGTCCCAAGTGCTACGGCTTGGAGATACTTGAAAAAATACCTTAGAGATGGACGTAGAGTAGTGTTGAGTCGTATATCGACGGGTGTTGATCCAGACTACGCTGGATGATTGTTATTGGGTATATAAGTAGGAGTATTGAGATGAGTCCAAGAAGGAAGATTTGGTGGGTGATTCCACACGAGGGTGATGGAGACGCGGGTGCAGGTGCGGGTGCAGGAGCAGGAGACGCGGGTGCTACTACGCCTCCGGTGACTAAGACCTTTACGCAATCTGATGTTGATAAAATCATTAAGGAACGCTTGGATCGTCAGAACAAGCAGAGTCGGAGTATGATCGACGAGTTGGATGCCTTGAAGGCAAAATCACAACTCACGGTTAAAGAGCGCCAAGAACTCGAAGACCGTATTGAGAGTATGAAAAATGAACATCTGACAAAAGAGGAACTTGCTGATAAGAAGCGCAGCCAAATGGAGCGCCAATATAAAACCGAACTTGAAGGGCTCACGAGTGAACGTGATGCTTGGAAGGGTAGGTATACCGGGTCCACTATTTCCCGGTCATTGACGGATGCAGCTGTAGAGAACGATGCTTATACCCCTGAGCAAATCGTTGCAATACTGCAATCCACTACATCACTTGTCGAGATGCTCGATGAGGATGGTAAGCCGACGGGCGAACTCACTCCCAAAGTGAAGTTCAACGACATTAACAAAGAGGGGAAGCCAGTTACTCTTGAACTGAGTCCGAAGGAAGCAGTCAAGAGGATGACCGAGATTGATCGTTATCTCAATCTCTTTAAGGGCAAGGCAACCGGAGGTCTGGGTGGCAGTAATGGCTCAGGCGGATCTGGTAAGGAACCTACAGCCAATGATTTGGCAAAGGACCCGAAGAAGTATCGCGAAGCCCGTGATAAAGGTTTGTTGAATTTCGATTGAGCAACAAGGAGTATTCAATCATGCACAAGTGTTTCCGTAATGCCTTCATTGTCCCACACGCCAATGATTTTGCCGCATACAATCCCGAAGTGTGGGCCCAGGAATCTTTGATGATTCTGGAAAAGAATCTCGTGATGGCCAATTTGGTCCACCGCGACTTTGAGAATCAGATCGCGAGTTATGGCGATGTCGTCAATACTCGGGCTCCTGCTACTTACGCTTTCACTCGTAAGGGTGACAGCGACGATATTACGATTCAGGACGGCACGGCGACGAACGTTGCTGTGAAGCTGAATCAGCACGGACACGTGTCCTTCTTGATTCGCGACGCCGAACAGGCCAAGAGTTTCAAGGATCTCGTCAACGAGAATCTGCGTCCTGCGATGATCGCGATGGCTCAGGGTATCGACGAGACCGTTATGGGTATGATGTGGGGCTTCTACAGCGACGGCAACGTCGTTGGCAAGCTCGGCACGGACCCCACTCGGGCCACGCTGACGGCCCTTCGTGACCGGATGAATACCAATCTCGTTCCGATGGACGGACGAAATCTGGTTATCTGCTCGGCTATCGAGGAAGCCTTCCTCAATGTTGATGACCTCGTGACCGCCGATAAGGTTGGTGACAATGGTACCAAGCTGCGCAAGGGAAGCCTCGGTGAGATGTACGGTCTCAGCACTTTCATGTCGCAGGTTGCTCCGCAAATCACCGC